AAAACGACGCTATCAGCGTATATCTCTGCCAATACTTTGACAGATGTTTCTTCGTCGACAACTCCGCGTCGCATTGCTTCAGTAAACGGAGCTAATCTTTTTTGCGCTATTGTCGTAAACTTTTTATTACTTCCGCCAGCGCGTGCTACTAAAAACCTTGCGCCAGCGTACTCCAAATAAATACCTTCTGTTTCTAAATTTCGATCCGTTAAAAATAAGTCGTATATGCCCATGAGCTTCCCCTTCTCTCAGACTTTTAAGCTATGTAATCTACTTGAATTTGGCAATCATAAGTGTCTGAATGCATCGATTCCCAATCTAAGTTTTGCATAACGTCTTGATCTTTCCCAGGAACACTTGGTGATCCGCCAGAACTAAAAACGACTTTATCAAAACTAATTCTTAAGCGGCGACCACTTGGATCTTCAAAGCTAAAAGACAATTGAAAGTAATCGTGATTTAAAAACTTGCTGTATAGAGTGCCGTCTTCAAAATACGCAGCTAAACTTCCAGAACCAGTCATTGTACCAAGTCGGTAACCGATCGGAACTCGATTACTTACTGCTTGCTTTTCACCTAACGAGCGATCATAACTAAAGTTAATCGATTTTATCGCAGTGCTAAGTGCAGACCCATCGATTGATATATCCCCAATGTTACTTGTAGCATTAACCACTGGGTTACTGTTAGCTGCGGTATGGCCGCCAGTCATAAAACTAGATGAAGCGGTTGACATGTCTTGCCCCATAAAACCGAAGCTACCACTAACGATCGCACCTGCCGAAGCATCAACAGACCAACTTCCAACGCGCTGGCCTTTAAAAAGTTCGTGAAAGCCAACATCGAGATATGATCGCTCTACACTAAAAGTTTTAACGTTTGTGCCGTCTCTCAGCATAGATCCTTTAACATTCTCATCACCAGTACCTGTCTCGTCAACCAAACCAGTAGTTGCAGTTGTGATAGTGTTTGAGTCTGTCTTTGTTAGCACACGCTTCCAGCCATTGTTCCCACTATTTGAAAATCCCGAAAAATACACCCATTGCCCAACAACAATATTTGCAAAAGGATTAGCAGTTCCAGCATACTCACCTGTTGAAGCTGTAACAGTTATGGAGTCAACTTCATCGACAGCAGTGCTAAAAGTTCCGCCCATGACAGCTTCGATAAGAGGATTAAAAGAAGCCATACTCAACTCGAAACCAAGAGTGCCTTCGGACTTTGCGCCAACCTCAATAACGTCAGCTTGCCTGGTGTCGGATCTAATCTCATCAGAACTTACTGTATCCTTGTTTAAGGAAAACTCAGGTGAGGTATTTCGATAAATTATACCTGTTGGACTTCCAGGTAAAGTTTGAGGACTAACTTCCTCAACAATACTATATCTTACGCGATTTGAATCTGCTTGGCTCATGCTGTTCCTCCAAAGGCATCGAACGTGTAATCGATGCTACTTGTAATTATATACCATTGACCCTCTAAAGTGGCAGGACTAATTCTATCTGATGTGGTTGCTGGATCAGCACCGTAACATCTCACAAAATTGGGATCTGTCCCAAACTCCGCTCCGCGAAACAATACTCTAATGGACTCAATCGCAGTCAGAGCCTCGGTTGCGCCCGATCCAGACGGCACTAAAACATGCACGTTGATCACTCCAAATTCTCTATATAAATTATTTCCTGGATCTCCCATAGAAATTATTTCTTCACTGCCGCCAGGAAATTCCAAAGCAACCCAAAGTGCGTCGTCTACTCCGCGATCGATATGTAGGTTTGTTACATCAACAACTTCAGCGTCGCCGCGCTGTGGCCAATCATTCTCCAACCTCGATTTAACTAAACTTCTGACTGTGGTCGAACTCATATTATTATGCCACCTTTTCTCGGGCTTAACTCGATTACTGGGTATACCTGATCTGTCATCTCAAAACGCTTCAACTTTTTGCCGCCTTTGTACCAGCGACGTACTCTCGCGCCGCCGACTGAAAGCCGCATAACCGCGTATCTAATAGCCGCATTTTTTCCGTACTTAGACTTAGCCATTCGTGCAACAACTCTATACACCCCTTTAGGTGCTTGTGGACTCCAACCAAGTGTGTGCCACTTACCTTTGTTCTCTCGCTTGCGTGTGCTTTTATTAAAACGAGAGGGGGTGTAAATTCCTTCAATCTTACGAGCGTACACGGCAGCGTTAACAAATCTTACTGTGTCGCGCTCTGGATTGTAGTTAATGTTTTTTACATTTTGTGCAGTGACCATATTTCCATTGACAGTAATAAAGTGCGAATTGCGGTAGAACCCTGGGTGTCCTGGACGACTGTCTATGTCTCCGACCGGACTTTTTTCGTGCAGCTTGCGGAAAATAAATTCAATTATTTCTCCCATTTCCACACGCTCAATTATTTCTATCCTACCAAATGGTCGGACAGCTTCGAACGGTAGGTTGGGCCTACGATCAACAATGGTTAAAGGGTGCTTATCAAAACCTCTTGCTTGCTCCTCGCGTAGCGCGTGTTTGGCAACGGATATGGTAATGGCTTGGACGTGATCTTGCATCCAAGGTTCTAGTCGGAACGTTTCAAACGACTTTTTTGCCATTAGCCTCTAGTCTCCAGTTTATAGCCGACGATCTCGCCATGATATTTGAGTGGGTGTACTGACATTATATTTCGTATTTTGTTGTCTTTACTGTCCACAACTCGGTCACCTCTTTTCAGCGGTAGGCTAAACTCTGCCAATGCTAGATCGTCATAACATATATGATAGCAAGTCGTTTCTTGATTTGCCTCATCGATGCCTGATTTTTGATCCCACATAGATTGAGCGGCAACAACGGTAACCTCTTCAGTCGTCGCACCTTCAACACGCTTGATCGTGATCTCGTACCCTTGCAGTTTAATTAGTCTTCTAAAACTTGCCTTGCTCATGGCAGCATCCCTCGCTCGCAAGCATATTTATTCAACACATCAACGTGCGCGCCAAAGGTAGGATGTAAATTAGCACTATCGTAGTAAGCTGTACTGATTACATTCGGAATCGCTTCAAATTTAATTCTTTGAGAAGTGTCTCGGTCGCGATTCAAATACGCTTGCTGCACCATAGCAAAAACAACATCTTTTAGATCATCTGGGAAAGCATTACTTTCGTACCCTGCTCGATATTGTATGCGCACGCTTTTTTCTGCATTTGTGTTTGACCATTCTTTCATCGGATTGCCATCTGCATCCTGGTAATATAGTCGGCCAGTGTCACTGTCTAAGTAGTATTCTGTGCTTGCGTCGCCATTTATATAAAAAGCACTGACACTAATGATAGGATACTTTTTTAGCAGCACTACTCCGCGCGGAAAGTCAATTGTTTGATCTTCGTCGCTTGCAAGAAAAGATCTTCGACAATACGATTCAATGGCAGCAACTATAGCGTTTCTTTTGCGAGTTAAAAATGCATCAAATTGAGTGTCGTCATCATCTATGCATAATTCATCTTTAAGATCATATAACGTTACCCAACTCATTACCCTCTCCTCAAATCAATTGACTTCTGCTTGCTTCCCTCACTACTACCAAAGAAAAAGTGAGTCACACCTTTTAATTCGTTTGTAATGGCGCCAAAACCTGTAAAAATTAAAGCTTTAAAACCCTCAGGCACATTACCTGTTTCGCCAAAGCAAAGAAACAAAACTGTGGCAAAACTTGCTACCCAGCAGCCCAATATTAAATAGGCAAAAATCACTGGCGCTCTCCGGATCCAAACGTCATTGCTTCGGACAGTTTCGCCATACATTTTTCTAGCGCCTTCGGTCGATTCATACGCAAGCTCTTGTAATTTGACATAATTTTCTGCTTGCACATTTGCTAAAATAGATTCGGGATCAGGGTGTTCTTCAATCATGCGTACAGCATCTTCAAAATTGTCTGCGCCAACTGTTTTTGTGATCATGCCAACTAACTTACCAGCGGCAGGGCCGCCAGCCACTGTAGCTATCAACTCAGAATTGCGACCTGCAAACTTTGCGACTTTCTTTAACCCTCGACCGATTTCCTTAAATAATTTCATATTTCATGCCATAATCGACGCAGCCAACTTGTTTCAAAGTCTCGGCTTTTAGCGTCAAACAATTTTCTCTTTTTCCGCGCGTAACTAACGAGCGTTTGGTAATAAGCCATTTTGCGATGTAGCCGCATAATTAATTGTAACGCATTTTTGCGCCCAAGTGCATTTCTCATGTACGCTTTTGTTTTCGGGCCGACTCGACCATCAACTTTTAACTCTTCAGACCCCTGTAGTGTGTTTAAGCATTCTTGAATCATTCGACTGGCGTAACCTACACCTTGATTAACTGCAGCATCAAACAACAAATAATCACAACCGATCGGTAGTTGTTCTGCGCCACACTTTTGCCAGTATTTTTTATAATATATTTGGGCAGCTATTTCTTCAGTCAGTTTGTGCATATCTTTGGGTTCGCTGATCTCATATTTGAGCAACGTTTTGCGATTGTATTCATAAGCAATGCCGTATTTAGTCGTTGTACCGTCTTCAGTGTAGGCGCCAGTTTCACCGTTGACAACACCTTCATTAATCCACACCTGCATCATGCAGCGCAAAAACTTTTGACTGATCACTTCAGCCAACCTTTTGCTTTGAAAAAACCTGCAATAACGCTTACAGAAAGGAGAAGTAGAGGCACTATCAAAAACTTTAACAATGGCTGTTTTGAACAGTTATCCATAAAATTTGATATCTGTTTTAATACATCAACACTGCGAGTTTCTCTAATCCATTCTTTAATCTCACTCATGTCTTGTTGCAAAGGCGTGATCGTTTCTTTAATCTCTTTTCGAATCTCCATTACGTCCATAATCGACCCCAATCTAGCAACAAAGTCACAAGTGTTGAATTTAACGTTGTCTGGTTTTGGCAGCGCTGTGACGCCTGTGGCCGCAAATCTTTGAATTGCAGTCTCATCAGTCGATACGATAATAAAAGGTACATCGATGCCTCGATCGCACAGCATTTTAAAAAGACCAAAACCGGAGATTCCTTCCATTAACTCATCAGCTATTATCAGAAAAGGACGTACATCACAAGAATCTAAAGTTGCAAGCATTTGCTCGCCGGTAACAAAAGTTCTTACTGCGCATCCAGGGAGTTTGGCTTCGAGATCTAAATGCAGACTATTGCGAAACTCCGCGTGATCGTCCACGTACCAAATTAGTTTCACTACTACTCCTCGTCAAGTGGCTGCTCAACTAGCTCTTCAAATTCTTCTGGCTCTTGCAATTGACCTAACTGGTCAACTGGAGCCATGTTGACTTGCGCCAAGTAAACATCTCCACCTTCGAATGGATTCTCGCCAAGTTTTCTACGCACATCATTTGGACTAAACACACCATGTTGTACGTACTTTGTGAAACCTTCCGCGCGAGATTTAAAATCTCCCCGATTTAGTCTTTCTATATCAAACTCAAAAAAGTAACCTTGTGACTGCTGCTGCGAAGTCAAAAGATTAACATTCATTGAACTTTCCCATCGCTCAAAAATGGGCATTAACGTATCAGTCAAATACGCCAAGTTTTCATTTTCTACATTACTGTATGTCGATCTAGACATATCCATCAACTTAGTCGGTGGAATTCTAAATATTCTACATATATCTAAGACTGTCAGCTTACGTTGCTCAACGAATTGTGCATCAGCCATGCTCATTTGCACCTGCTGAAACTCCATCCCATCTTCCAGGATTACAGTCTTACCGGCATTGCTTTGTCCAGCATAATTATTCTGCCACTGACTTCGTAGCCTATTGGCTGCATCTGCAGACAAAACTTTTGGGTGCTTTAACACACCTGCAACCCTGGCGCCTTGTCTAGCACTTGAGCTTGCTTGCTTCTCTTGGCTCATACTTAGGCCAATTGTGTCCCTAGCATAAGCTATTGGACTTTTACCCTCAATACCACTTGAATATGGCAAGTATCGTAAGTGCCACATAAATTCTGCTGGCATCCAATATTTTTCATCTTCTTCGGGCAAGTTCATCTGCGCACGTTCAAAATTTGTGCCTCTACTTATGTGATAAAACAAAAAGCCATTTGCAGATTCGTAAAGCGTGACGCGTGCAGGATTGATCGGAACCAATTCTTGGATCGCACCTTCGTTGTTGTACACCTTCAGCGCGTAGGCGTTACCGTCCAGCAACATGCTCCACATCTGATACTCTTTGAGTTCAAACGGACTCTGCCAGCTATTCGGCTTACGATTTAAAAGAATCTGTAAAGGACTTTTCATCACAATGCGTCGATTGCCCTGGCTGTCTTTCTGAAAAAGATTAACCGGAACTTTTGCTACATCTTGTGATAAAGCTGTTATGGCCCCGAGTACGCGAGGATCTTTAACTGCAGTGCCAGCACTAACATAGATGCCAGAGTCTGAAGTTAAACCCCCTTGAGACAAGCTGTCCAACAACCAGGCTGTGTCGCCACGCCCAACCGTTTTCTCAACAGTCTCACTCTTTATCTCGCGTTCTCGGAGCCTAAACATTTTATGCCTTTTCTTTTTTCACTGCTTTAGGCTTCTCGCCCACTTCTACAGCTATGTTGCTGTAAATGAGTCCAGCCGCTTTGTAAGGACTAAACCCTGCGATCTCTCCAACATTATAAGATCTGTAATTTGCTTTAAATTTTACTGGAACTAAACCTACACCGTTAACTTTTAGTGTGTGGCTCAATTTTGTTACTGCTGCTTTTATTTCTTCTGTTGCCATAACGTCTTCCTCCCCTGCTATTTTAACAAAAAAAGCGGCTAAAGTTTCCCCTAGCCGCTCAATATTTCATAAACTTAAGATATCCACTTAACTTGATCTAAGTAGTAAACCGCTTCGTCATGTCGAGAGTTAAAATCAAACCGGCTTATCGCGCGAATTGCAATACTGTCAGTGGAAAAAGTGCTTACCAAGTTCCCACCGATCTGATAACTGCCCGTGTCAGTTGATTTAAGCTCAAGACCCATCGAGTCTCCGAACAAGAATTGTCCTGGAGCCATCATATAAATTTCACTTTCATTGGTTCCAGTCCCTAAGTTGTTAGGAATCTTATTAGAGATGTAAAATTTGTAGCCGTTAAGACTTCCGCCGCTCATTTCTGGAAAAGCTCGGTTTCCGTTCCCATCTAACATGTCACGTAAAAAGATAAAAGAGCGAGGAGACATAATAAATACGCAATCGCCAGGAATGTTATCTTCCATAAGTTTTTGCTCAAGAAATCCTAGATCATATCTTACTAATCCAACTTTAGCAGCTTGATTAGCAGCACCTGTCAAATCGTCAGCATTTCTAACTCTTGATCCTCCGTCAGCAATTTCTTTTATCGAAGTCGGGGCTATTGCAGATCCAGTTCCGCGCAATAATTGCTCGTCTTCTTTCTGAGCCATCGTTTGAACTAAGTCGTCGCGAGCCATCGCTTCTGCACCATAAACATTGTCTTGTAACAATTCGCTAGTTAATGATGTCACTGACATTAATTTCTTAGCGCTTAACTGGATGGAATCAAATCCCATGTCAGTAGCGTTAATCGCAGTGTTCTCACCAATAAATTGAGCAGTTGCACTGCTGTTTTGTCTTGGTAGAGTTAACTGGCCTTGTGGTAAACCGATAGTTCTAAGAGCTAACTTACGCACAACAGTTTGATCACGAAGTAGCTCGATTACTTCATTGGCAAAGTCTTCTGGAACTAGAACAGATCCAGGAGTGCTGCCAGCTTGTAGAGTCTTAGTGATTTCATGGCGACGACCGTATTTCTTTACTAAAAAGTCATGTGCGCCTTTCATTCCGCCGCCATTAGCTGCCATTGTGGCTAAAACCAATGCACCGAACTTCTCGCCCTTACCGTCTAAACGCTTGTGCGCAACAGTTATAGTGTCTTCTTTTCCAGCAGGTGGAACTGGAGTGTCATCTTCAGTTACCGCAGGAACAACTAGTTTAGCTGATTTCTTTTCAAGCTCTAAAAACTCAATTTTTCTTTCGATTTCAGCATCTAATGCTTCTACTTCTTTTTTCAAAGCGTCATATTTTTCAGCTTCAAATTCTGCGCCAGACTTCTCATTAAGTGCTTTCATGTCACCGAGAAGCGCATGACGTTTGGCCTTCAAATCTACCAAATTCATCACTTTTCTCCTTGTAAATTAAAAAGTTCGATTTCTCGGTTTCTCTGTTCTTGAGAAGCCTTTATATTTTGTTTATTTTCTTGCTCTGCATTTTTCTCATCGACGGCACGTTGCAGTACAACAGCTTCGCGATTTGAAGGTACAGATACAAATGAAAATTCCATTAATTCAGATTGTGTAATTTTCCAGACGCCGTCATTTTGACGATCAAAGTCTTTTGGCACGAAGCCAATACTTGCCGTGTTTATAACTCCAGCTTTAATTAGACCGTAAATCTCATCACTAGTCTTACTGACTCCGGCTTCTGGAAAAACAGCATCGGCAATCATTTGACCTTTTTCAACTGTCAAATTCTCTGCTTTTGCTATAGGCATTCCATGATTATGGTTCCAAAGAACCACTGGATTCTTTTTGTAATAGTTGAGGTCAATGCCTTTTAAACTCATTGAATCCCCATCCCTATCAACAGCTTCGGTGCTGATAACGACTTTTACGCGACGATCTTCATAATCGCCATCGGCTTTGACAAATGCGACATCTTTGTAATGCTTCTTGAGTTCCATGACCTACCTGTAAATATAATAACATTAATTTTAACACAAACGTTAGGTAGACAAGGTCAAATAATTAAAAAACCGCGATCTGCTGTGTACACCGCACCTTCTTCTCGGTGATGGTTTGCTCGAGCCAAAGCCATAATTGCTGCTACTGGGCCATCGATTTTCTGCTCATTTTTTAACTTACGAGGGTATATGTTATCTTTCGCATCATATTTACACACAACATTGCTAAACATCCATTTAGTGACTGGGTTGCCATTATGCCTCCATTTTTGAGATCTGATCATTGCGTCAATGTCTTTCATTGGCTCAGAAAAGTTTGCAACAGTTGCACGCACCTCGATCACTGGCAAACCTCTCGCATCTAGCTCCAAGGCCATCTGCGTAGCTTGCCACGGATCGTAAGCGATGTCACGCACATCGTACTTTTCACAGTCTTCAACAATAGAGTCGCGAATGTAAGAAGCATCAATCATGTCTCCAAAAGTTTTCTCCATCCAACCGTCGATTTCCCAGCCGCTGTATTGACTATTTCTACTTTCTAAAATTGCAGCTTCCGGCAAATAATATTTTTCAAAGCTGTAGTAAACAAGCTCATTACCTTCTTCAACTGGAAACAAATAAACTTTTGCAGTCACGTCAACCTTTGACGAAAGATCCAGCCCAATGAAACATGGCTGACCCTCAAAATCATCCAAAGTTTTTTCTGTCTGCATGCAAAGATCGTACTTTTCTAGATCCATCCAAGCATTATCAGCATTGCACCACACATTTAAGTGTTTTGTTTTAAAATTGTTCTGCGCCTGGGGAGTCTGCATGGCCTTCTGACACAAACTTTTTAGCATGTTCGGTTCAACTGATACTTCCCAATTGGGATTGCTTTTTACCCAATTCTTTTCATCTGTCCAATCATCACCCTCATCAAGCGTGTATATAATGCCAAAAAAAGCGTCATCTTCATGCACTTGCTCTAGCACTTGCTTTACGTAACTGTGAACCTCATAGCAAATACCTGATAAATTTGTTCCAGCAGTGGTAATTGACCAAATCATGCTTTGCGGTCGCTTACCCAGGCCAGTTTCTAAAGCATCATAAACGTCGCGAGTCTTGTGTGCGTGCAACTCATCCACTAGCGCCATATGGACGTTAAATCCATCGATCGCCGCAGCATCACTTGCAACCGCACGAAAATAACTGCTTGATTCGTCTTGTATGATTCTGTGTGCCATCGGTTCTACGCCAAACTTTTTCATAAATTCTGGGCATTTACGCGTCATCTCTTTCGCAGTTCCCCACAATAGCGTCGCTTGCTCACGCCCAGACGCAGCAGTGTATATTTCCGCACCACCTTCGTTATCCGCAGTCAAGCCATACAAACCAATTGGTGCAGTCATCGCTGTCTTGCCGTTGCCTCGCGCAACCTCTGTATAGGCTTGTCTAAACCGTCGGTAGCCTGTTTCCTTACGAACCCAACCAAATAAATTGCCAACGATAAACAACTGCCAGGGTTCGAACCCTAACTTTTGACTCGCTAATGGGCCTTTAATATGTGGAAACATTTGGCAAAACTTGATTGCGCGATTAGCTTTTTCTTCATCAAACACAAAAGCAAAATCGTCGTCATTTTGACGATCTAGATCTCGCCTAAAACGCGCAACAGCCAATTTCGCCCATTTGCACGAATTTATAAAGCCAAACTCAATGTCATCGCAGTACGCAAGCATTCTATCAAGTATCACAGGAATTCATCCCACTCACTAACTTCTTTTGGTTTAGTATCTTTGCCTGGTTCTACTTTTGTAATCTTCTTTCTTCCACTTGGCTCCATACCAAACCTAGACAACATTTCAATTAACCGCTTTTCCGACTGGCGCATAATTTTATGCTCTGGAGCCTCTTTAATTTCACCTTTATGATCCATCGACAACGCGCCGTTTTTGTTTTTATTTACCAACTGCACCGCATTTTTCCAGGTTACGTAAGTTTCGCAAAGGATCTGCAACGCAACGGTATCGAGTTTAGTTAGCACACCTGCGTGGTAAAGCTGTGGGACAACTTCGTCCCAGTACTCCATTGCGCCACTGGTCATGCCTTTAGGTTTTTGCGGCATGTCAGCATTATAATCCGGCCGTTTTGCTTTTTTAGCGTTTACCTCAGACGCGTTCAATGTTCCGCGCACCTGCGCCTTTTTTGAGTCCATACTCTTACCTTTAAGGCTCATGACGTTCCTTTCCGCGTTTGACTTGATGATGATGATCACACATCGGTTGCCAGTTCGATTGATCCCAGAACAAATGCATGTCACCTCTATGTGGTACTCGGTGATCGACTATGCGTGCTGCTGTTGTGCAGCCAGGGGCACAGCAGATTGGATTGGCAGCAAGAAAGACTTTACGTGCTTCACGCCATGGTTTCGAAGTGTAGATCTTACGCGCTTCTTTCGTTTTAGCTTCCCACTTCTCTTGGCTGTGCGAGCGTCCTCCATCGATCCCTGTATTTTTCTTGTGTCGCCTCAAAGGCATCATGTCTCCCTGCCAAATAATCTTCAACTAATTTTAAAGCTTTCTCAAACCCTTTGCCACACGCAACCGCATATCCACGCACAGAAGCTTGCGCAAACCATTCGTGCTGCTTGGGAGACATCGAATTACCTTTTTTGCGTTTCATTTCCAAATACAAGCCATGGTACTTACCTCTAGGCTCCACAAAAAACAAATCACTCACACCAGCGGTCATACCTTCCGCTTTTAGCCTCGCTGCAGTCGCCGGATGCACTTTAGCCCCATTCGGTATCGAATGAAACAAAACGTCAGGGTATTGCCAACGAAGCAAGTTGACCAATTTCAACTGCTCTACACTTTCACTAGGTATCTTCGGCACTGGCTTCGGCATATGTCTTCCCAAAACGATTATAACACGCTTTTTTTTGCGCGTAATCCAACATGGCCATAACAGATTACGTGACAAACATAATATGCTTTTTTTGCACGTAACCCAACCCAGCCAAAACAAACTGCTTGACAAACCCAAAAATATGCCCAGTCCCTACCAGTCCCGATCTTTTGCGTTTTTTCTTTATAAAAACATAATTTAATAAATAAAAAATCATTTATTACTATTATTTTTCATTATTTTCTATTTAATTTTATTAAAAGATCGGGACTGGTAGGGACTGCCCTTTGGTAGAGCGGATCTACAGGGGGGGACAGAGTAGGGACAGTATCGGGACTGGTAGGGACAAATTGCAGTATTAAAATAATTCTAATTTTAGAACAATTCTAAGGTTTATAATAAATTAATAAAAAAAGCATTTTTTGTCCCTCCCTGTCCCTACCTTGTCCCTACCTTGTCCCTACCTCTCGGCCCTTACTTTGGCTTGGTCAAATCGACCCCAAAACATCAAATGCCTTGAAGTAAAAACGCCAATTTTGCACACCAGGCAAAAAAAGTTAAAAATGACCCCTCGTAAAAATTCGAA